CGCACGGATCATGATGTCGATCGGGCACGAGATACCCACCGACTTATCAATATCCGACACGTCCGCGATGCCGCTTTGAACACCAAAGTCGAGTTCGCCAGCGTTGGAGGTGAGAGAGCCAAGCATGAATATACGCTTGTCCAACTCTTTACCTGCGTGAAACACAACAGGCGCGCCTATACAGTACTCCCTGATGTCACACAAATCCTCGTTGACTCCGGCCTCACGAAGCGCGCCAATCCAATTGCGCTGAAGTTCAGCGCTAATTGAATGGTCGAACTCCGTAAAGTCAAAGCTCATAACAACTCCACCTTCAGGAAAGCTCGTGACGGAATCCATGACAGAGATGTGATGTACAATCTTCTCATACTTATGAGAATAGTAATCGCGAAAACCCTGCACTATCATCTGCCAAGCGTAGTTGAAGGTACCAGACATGCCCCAAACTTCTCTCGCTCTCGTTCTGAACACGAAAGGCGAGAATTCTGGAGGAAGGCGTTTATTCGCGTCGACATCGCTTCCATCTTCGGTGTGTGCTTTCCTGGTCTTGGGCGTCACCCCGATAATCTGACCGAGTGAATTATACTTCACTTCTTTCATACTATCATATTGGTATCGCCTACCAACCGCGAACATAAGGAACACGCCCACAGAGGTTAGTGCTTCCGCCCCTCCCTCTCTCCACTTCGCCAAGAAGGCGTCAGGTTGATGAATCCATCTATGGATAATCTCGCCCTTGTATTTTAGATCGTGAGAGAAAAAGGGGACAGAGCTATGTGACATCTTTGCTATTGATAACGCGAGTCCATCCGTGAATCCTTCAGTCATCTTCCGGCATATAATCTTATGCACGTGCATAAGTTCTTTTGATACCGGCTTATCCCGCTGGATGACAGCGGGCACGCCAAGAGGGTTCATTGGATGCCCCGCAAGGTTCAACAACATGTCGAAGTCAGAGTTGATCTGACCATAGCCGTTGCCCTGATACTGCAGATATAGGTCATGAAGCTCAGCCGTTATTTTGGGGAGCCAATGACTGTAGCGCGGATCAGAATACACGTGGGGAAAGATTTCTATCGATCTGTCTCGGTAGAAGTTGCCTGCCCACTTTTCAGCCTCAAACCCCTGGAGGAAGAAGGCTGCTTCATCCGACGTCAACTCAAACGACTTGACCATGCGCGCGGATTCCTATATGCACGTGTTCACCCTTAGAAGCGCCGGTCGAGCCTTGCTTCCAGACAGATCCGTTGCGCGCAAAATGGCACAGAACAACCTTCCACAGTGAGGCGTTCTTGATGAACTTTGGCGTCATGAGGAACTTAACATAGTTCCCGGACCTGTCATTGCAATCCTCTTCGACAGACTGAATGTCAAAAGAGACACTCAGCCGATCTTTTAACTGGTCAACGGTGAACTCGCGCGGCTCCTTGAACACGACGTCCCAACCCGTGTGTTCCATCTGTCTATGGTACACGGGGTGAAACCTCATGCCAGGAGCTCTGACATACGTATCGGGGTACACCACACCCACCACAGGCTGCAGAGCTGCCACAACGTAGTTGATGAAGGTAGTGTCTCTTCCGCGATCGGAGATGATGAAGCGCCAATTTTCGGCAATTTTGGGGCGCTCAGGCAACGGAGGCACCTGAGCCTTATTAACTTTTTCTAAAACGGGCATAAGCCCTCCTTTATATGTGCCTCGCAAAATTAAAAGGCTAGGGGATGGCGAGTTCATCACCGGCCTATGGATAAATTTCAATGTGGAAGTTCTCGACGGTTCGCCCAATCCAAGATGTGACCCGTGACTTCCCAGCGATAAGTTTATCGATGATTTGCCAACACAGGCCATAGATGGAAAGGAGATAGGCGAGTGGTTCTTCTGCGTCCTGGGCCCTCTCGGAGTTTATCCACTCCGAGGCGCGCAAGGCGAGATGCAAGCCCTCGTGGTGCCTAACACTCTCCACACCCCATTTTCCGATCTCTTTTATCGAATCAAGCTTGTTGTCAACCCACACAAGGACTACTCCGTCGTCAATAACAACGGTGCGTCCTACGCAACAATGATCAGGCGTAGGCTGGTACTTGACGGCCTTGCCAAGTGTTTTGACACTGTCGTCGAAGGAACAGCCATACGCAACATAAAATTTGAAACCGTTCAAGACGGGTGAGTAGTAACCTAAAATCATTACCTCTCCGCGGCCTTGTTACACAGCTCGAGAGCTGGAAGGAACAAACCAATCAGCTTGGTATACTGTTCAACGGTCTTCTCGATAAGGTGCTTCATCACGAAGGAGTCCGTGTTGAAGTACAGCTCCAGGTCCGTGACGAACCCCTGCTTCGTGTCGACACGTTTGTCATAGAAAGCGCCTGCTCTTCTGAGCTGCTCAAGGTCAAACGGTCGTTCACCGTGTAACGCGTTTACGGCAGCATGGTCAAGGAGATGCTCAATAAAAGAAGTACAATGCAAGGAACTCGCTCGTGTAACCCAACATGCAGCGTGGTGGTCGCGATTAAGATCATGCGATCTGTACCTTGCTTCTGCGCCTTCATAACGAGCCTCTCTTGAGGGGTCATCTTCTTGAATGCTCTCGACGTACCTTGCGATGTCCAACTTATCGCGATCGTGCATCAGAACTCTCTGATGCAAATCGAACGTCATCTGGCTCACCAGAGACGCGTTAGAATCGTAATCACGTCTCCGCAAGACCGTCCTGAAGAAGGCGGGCTTTGCAGGATCGAAGAAGGAGGCCGCGTGGCGAACTAGCACGTCGCCATATGTAGCCTCCATCTGCTTGATCAGCAGCATGTGCTGCTGGATTGCGTTGCTACTCTTAATCATAATATACTCCTTACTTTTTCTGCTCGATGGTAAACGTCTCATCACGCAGCGTCGTTTCGTTGGGGTTAAACGGGTTAAAAGTCAACCCCGCGTTTGTACCCAAAACCTGAAGAAAGGTGTCAACCCTTCCCCTGACTTTGGGGTCGATTTCCAACAGCTTGGTGATTGCGATAGCGCAGTAGCGGGCATATTTCTGCCTCATTACCTTGCCTTCCATTGCCTTGTCGACCGACTGAAGATACTTCTTTTGACGCTGAAGTTCAGCGATCTTTTTCTGCATCTTCTCGATGTCTGCTTCGATCTTTCCGATTTTGTTGGTTCTTGTAGTCATGTCTAATCTCCTAAAGGACGACGTCCTTTTGTGTTTTATGGTTGGGAAGCTCGTTGGGCTTAATATGCACGTCAACGAATGGGACAGTGATGTCTCCGAACGCAAGGTAATCAAGCATGTGCTCGTCAGGTTGCATTCGAACTAGCAGTCCTCTCTCTTGTAAGTACCTTGCAAGTGGCGACTCCATGGCCTTTTGGTACCACTCCAGGTATCGTCCGATTTCCTGCTCGTACTCGTAAGGCTGCCTCGCTTTGAGCGATTTGCGTACGGCTTCTTCGTCAGCAGGGACGAATCCCCCGACGAAGTTAAAATCGTCGTAACTGCCACCGTCATAGCAATGATTAAAATTAGTGAAAATGACACTGAGATGTCCCTCCTGTATGTTTAGAGACGTGGCAAGTCTTAAACTTTTCCACATCATGTTTGTGATTTCTTCGCGCTTGCTTTGCGTCTGCTCATGCATCTTAAAGACACCAAAGTATTCGTCGGTGTCCGTAAAGTCAAAATGAATTGACGGGTCAATGCCAAGAGCCTTTTTCGCTTCATGATTAAGGAAGCGGAAACAGCGTTGAGCGGAGGTCTTTCCCGAGGTGGGGAAGCCATAAATACAGACGGTCCTTTTCCCGACAAAGGGCTTCAAATCTACTATCATAAACCCTCACTTTGTTAAACATCCCGACCGGGGACGTAATCTTCATATGGGGTGTAGTGATCGAGCTCCTCTCTAGGCTTGACGCTTTCAAGACGAAACTTGTTGGCTAAGTCTGGGTCGAAAGTATCAGGCGTGTGCCTGAACGTGGGTAGGTTAGGGATTTTGATTTCCATTTTAACTCCTTGTTAAAGAAAAAAGAAAGAGGGCCTTTTTACAACATGCCCAGGTTTCTGTCTCGGCTAGGACGCGCTCTTCTCGCGATTTACCGCCTTGACAGCGCTTTGGCGCATGTCTTCAGCAAGTTCGGCGAGATCAGACGTTTCCATGCCCGGCTTCACCTTCTCCCACAGTTCGAGACGGTGCATCAAAGCTTCGTATGCTTCGGGGTCACGGATTGCGCAGCACATTCCCGCCACATTAAGGCGGTAGCCAGTGCACTCGCCGAGGCGGATGCGATACTGATGCTTCAGCCAACGCATGACCTGACGGAGCGTACGTGCGCCCGAACAGTAGAAAAGCAAAGCCAGCCCAACCACGTCCTCAACGAGCGCAGCCTCATCCGCACGTTCGGCCACTGCAATGACGCGAGTACGGTAGAGGTAGCGTGCGCCACCATTGATGGAATCTCCGATCAAGGTGAACTTCGCGATCCACAATACGTCGTCGTTCATCAGGACGGCATCCGTGGGCGCTTCGTGCGGTCCGCGAGGGAATACACGAGTGTCAATCTTAGTGATGGCATCATGATGCGCCGACAACTTATCGTTGGCTTCACGAATGAAATGGCCTACGTCGGAGTGCGTGCAAAGGTCAAGCGAGAGACCGTACAGCGAAAGGTAGTGCATCTCCTTGAAGGGAGGACGATGCCAATCAGACTTGCGGTAGCTTGCCTTCATGCGCGCAATCGCGTTGGACGAGTGGCACAATTCAAGAATGGTGGGGGTATTCATGTCCACATCTGCGCCGGACATCTTATAGCGCTTCAGGATCCCTTCGTACATAGGATCTCCTTTGAGATTTCTCTCATTTGGGTTAAACAGAGGGTGCCTCGCAATCGTGGCACCCAGAAAGATTTGCCGTTAATTTACGTACGGCATCGAAGTAGTTTTTAGCTTCGATTGCTATTTCAAAACCATCTACGAAGAAATGGTACGTAGTTTCAAACGCGAACCAAAACTCCATATTACACCTCCTTCTTCTCGGTATCAGTGTAACCATCGAGCTCGTCGCGCAGTTTGCGTGCCGCTTCGATATAGTTGGCCGCGATGATAATCGTTTCGAAACCATCAACGTAAAACTTGTACTCGTTCATTTTAACTCCTTGGTTAGTTGGGGATTGTTGTTGGGGATAACATACATCGTATGCTGGTGTTCACATACTCGAAGTGATAAACAAGATGTCGCTCCGCAAGCGATATCCCGTAACGGTCACCGGCCGTTAAAAATTC